ACGAGTCGAACATTCCGGTCGGTGAAATCGGTAAGGTAGATCAGAACAAAGAATACGACATTTTCGAGTGCTACGTGTTCTGGGATATTGACGGAGACGGTATCCCTGAGGACGTGAAGTTCTGGGTTGAGGTCGAGTCTGGCGAGATTCTTAGAACTGAGTACAATCCGCTTTCCATGCGCGATATCGAGCCGGTGATTTACTTTGACGATCCCGATGTGCTCTATGGCGTTGGTGTTTGCGAGATGACCGCTTCATTGCAGGAGGAAGTCACGACTCTACATAACATGCGTCTCGATGGAACTCAGCTCGCGATGCTCAAGATGTTCTTCGCGCGGCGTGGATCGGGCTTGGCCAACGAAGAGCTTTCGCCGTTCAAGGTTCTTGAGATGGACGATCCGATGACCGACTTGAGGCCGGTTGATTTTCCTGATGTAGCTGGATCTTGTTTGACCGGTGAAATGGTCGCACGCGAATATGCCGATAAGGTGACTGGTGCAAGCGACTACATGGCTGGCTTCAATGATAAGACAGTCGGCTCGGGTGCGACGCTCGGGGGTACGACATTCTTGGCTCAGCAGGCGAATACAATTCTGAACTCGATCTTGCAGAACGCTGAAATATCCATGACGAATATTTACACGATGGCGTTCTACCAGTGTGTCGCGCACAAGGATCAGGTTGATTTGAGTTTCTTGACCCCTGAGGATCAAGCCAACATGATGGACGTTCTGTCCATGAATGTTGAGGATATCGCGACGAAGTTCAGGTTCATTGTCAAGTCGACTGAGCTGGATCAGACTGATGAGGCGAAGAAGCAGAATTATCTTGCTGGTTCGCAGATGTACGCGATGTATGGTCAGAAAGCGCTTGAGCTTCAGCAGACGATTCAAGCGGCTCAGACTGGAATGCCTGAGCAGGGTATTCAGCCCAATGCGCAGTTGGCCGAACTCGCTCAACGACTGTATGTCGGTTCGACGGAGTTCATGCGGAAGACATTCGAATATTTTGATGTGGGTGATCCGGCAAGTTATTTCCCGTATGTAGGGGATCTTGCGCTTCAACTTAAAACGCAGGACGAGCAGAAAAAGCTCGTCGTTCAACAGCAAAAGGAGCAGATGAACAATGCACAAGGATTCGTCGGAGCTGGTGCTCAAGGTCAGCAAGCAGTACCAACTGCCGCAGGAGTTTCTCCAGCTAATGCTAACATGGGACTTGCAGGATCTCAAGGCAGTCCAGCAATTGCTGGCACTCCGCCGGGAGTCGTGCAGTAATCGGCTTGAGAGTGCCGTGACACAGCAGGATATGTTTCGGCTTCAGGGAGAGGCGGCTTCTCTGAGGAAGCTTTTCAATGAGGTCGAAGTTTGGTTTAAGGCTATACAGGAGGACAAGAGGTGAACTTGACAAATTGGGAACGAAGATTGATGCGGATAGCAGACGGTGTAGACGGATCAGCCGGTGACACCTCAGATGTCATCATCGATGAGCCGACCGAGGACGATACCGATTATGTCGTTGAGGGTTCCGAGGAAGCTCGCAATATTCAACCGGCTGACGTGAAGTCTCGGGATGAAATCATGGCCGAGCTTGCGAAGACTCGCGAGGAACTCGTTGCGCTTCAGGCGGGTGCGGCTCCGGTTACGGCGCTTCAGTCGACGATGGAAAAGATGATGTCGAACATGACTCCGGCGAAAGCGCCCCGGAAAGATGGCTCGACTTCAATGCAGATGTTCAACGGAAACCGCATGAACGATGCGGACTTCGAGAAGCATATCAATCAGCTTATGCTGGAGAATCCCTATCAGGCTCAGCAAGAAATGCAGACGCGTATGATGGAGCCGATTCTTCAGATTACGGCGGTCAACAACGCGCAGACGAGCCGTGAACTGCTTTTTGCGAACCCTGAGACGAAGAAGCTCTACGATCGGTATGCCGATGAAATCGAGGAGCATGTTGCGAACATCCCGATGATCGATCGGGTGAAGAACGCTCGTGTGTACCAGAGCGCTTTGAACGCTGTCAAGGCCGCGCATATGGAGGAACTGTCTGCGGAGACGACTTCTGCTCAGGTTGCAAGCTTGGTTGCCGTTGAACTTGCGAAATACGGAATCAAACCGGGAGAAACGCCACAGATTGTCACGAAACCGGCACAAACCGTGTACAATGCCCCCCAAAGTCTCTCAGCGCGTCCCACAGCAACGCAAAGTACGAACCGCAAGGTAGTTTCGATACCGGTTGCAGTCGCGAATGAGGCTCGTCAGCGTGGTATTGATCCGGGGTTTTATTATGAGCACCTCAAAAACAAGGGCTTGATCAAATAATTAAGGGAGAAACTTGAATATGATACAAGAAACTGCTGGAAAAGAGCCGGAAAAACTGGCCAAAACGGGTAATTCGGGCGTGTCAACTACTTCTGTGGCACCTAGCGTTGTAAAAAGTGCAAAATCTCCACAGAAACTTAACGTTTTGCCTTCGATGAACAAGGAAACTGTGTTAGACTTGGACTCGAAGGGTGTGGAATTGTATTTCGATCAGAAAGAGGACTTCTTGGTTCTTGACGAAACGACGATTCGTGCTCTGTCGCAGGCAAACCGGATTCGGTATTCGAGTGCGAGGCAGTTTCATGAAAACTGGCGCGGACAGAAGGATGCTGACTTCGTGGAGGCTTTTCAGGTCGACCGTGAGTTCGTTGGATCGGACTTTGACAAGCTGAATGATATCAGCGTCAGAGCCGGTATTCAGCATCGGTGGGCCAGACCGGATCGTGTGGCGGATTACCTTCTAAAAGGGTATCACATCATGCAACCGGACGAAGCGACAACGTTCTTGGGTGCGAAAGGCTCTCGTCATGAGGTTTCGCACAACGGAAAGACTGAACTGGTTCTTATGGGTGTTGACAAGAACATCTTTAAGAAACGTCAGGCGGAGAAAGTTGAACGGAATAAAAACCGAGCGGTAGCTTGGAAAAACTCCGGTGTCGAGCAACTGAATGCAGGCGGAAGCAGTGGTTTCATTGATGAAACGGCTTCTTCTACCGGTAATCGGTTCAACGAGGTCGGAGAAGAATAGACCTTTGAGGAGGAATGCAAATGGCGTTCAAACTTTATAAGGGCGCAGGCGGTGGTATGGAAGTACCTACCGAGCGGTTCATCGCCGGAGCTGGCGGTGTCACGGCTGGTTTGCCTGTTGTCCTTGCGGCTGGAGCGACCGGCGCGGAACTGGGTAAAGTTACTCAGGCCGCTGGTGGTTCTGCGGCAACCGAACTGTTCTACGGTATTGCACTTGAAACTGGTGCGGCCGGAGCGGAAGTTCTGGTAATGCCTGCGCTGAATGGCGCGATCTGGGAAGTGGACGCGGCGGCTGATGCCAACGTGACGTCTGTGGCGCAGGATAATTATCTTGCGTCTACGACTTGTCTGCTTACTGTTGGAGCTTCTACCAATCAGGGTAAGAAGTGTCATATTATCGGACAACTTGGCGCGGCCGCGAAACGAAAGTATCTCTGCCGTCTGCTGAATCTGTCTGGCGTGTAAGGAGGTAATTGAATGCCTGCACCTATGAATCGTGGCAGTTTTCCTCTGCAAACCGACAGAGAGATTGCGAAGATGTTCTATGGGGCCTACGCGGATGTACCGACTGAATGGACGAAAGTCGCAAAAGTCGAGAACTTCCCGAAAGGCCGTTATCTGAGTAATGCGGAACTTTCCCCGCTCGGTTCTTTGAATCGGATGGGCGAAGGTGAGGAAATCATGTTTGATACTCCGTCTGAAGGTCATAAAAAGACCATCAGTGCGATCAAGTTCGGACTCGGTTTTCAGGTTACTGAGGAAATGATGGATGATGATCTTCAGGATCAGGTCGCCAAGCTTCCGCAGTCTCTCGCTCGTTCGGCAACGTTCTGTATCGAACAGAACTTTTTCAACCTGTTCAACAACGGGTTCGGAACCGAGTTGAGCTGGGATGGTCTGGCTGTATTCGCCAACAACCATGTGACGACCAAATCTGGTACGACCATCAACAACCTTGGAGCGGCGGATCTTTCCGATACCAGCCTCAAGGCCGCGTTTGACTACTACGACAAGCTCGTAGACGAAGCCGGGTTCCCGATTGCCATGAAGCCGAACAAACTGCTCATCCCGAATGCTCTGAAGTGGGTTGCGAATGATCTGCTCAAGGCAACCGGTCGTGTGTGGGATTACACCGATGCGACGAAGGGTCTTGTGGCCGCTTCGACGTTCGCAGGTGACGGCCCGCTGATGAACAGCCTGAATCCCTCGAACGGAATCGTTGATGGTTGGTCTATCCAGACCAGTCGTTACCTGACCGACGAAGATTCGTGGTTCCTTCTTGCTCCCGAGCATGGGTTTACCTTCTACTGGAAGAAACAGCCCAAGATGAGTTCCAGTGACTCGTTCGGAACTGGATCGAAGTTGTATAAAGTGACAACTAGATTCGCGCCGACCGTCTGGGACTACAAAGGTTCGTATGGATCGCCGGGAGCTTAACCGCTCGTAGCTCGTAATTTCGAGGGGAGTTTGGGGGGCATTTCAAAGCGCACTTCAGACTCCCCTTTTTAGGATCTAATCGGTATGGAACTGCAAATCTACACGGACGAACAGGTAACTCGAATCGTTAACGGAATTACACAATACGGATATAAAATAATCGGAACACTTGATCCTGAACCTGCCGATATACTGTGGCTCAATGAAGGCGACGTAATTGATCCACTGTTTGAAGAATATACGATGCGAATGACTGTCAAGGGAACTCGAAAAGGCGAGAGTCCGGGTAACTGGGCGACTTGCCATATCTGTCGGTATGAATACCCGACAGTGGACATGATCTTGAGCGGTGGAAAATATTACTGCACAAAACAAAAATGTGCGGATGATTTACAGGAGACTTTGAAATGACCTTACAACGAATTGTTCGAGACGTTTACGAAGCTCTTGGTGAACCGAGTGACTTGGAATACAAGGACGACTTCGATGTGATTGATACCGCGTCTGACGGCTGGCACAAGTTGGTCGATTATGTGAACAATGCGTGCTTGGGTATCGCGACATGGAAATTTCCGGATCGAAGAACGATCCGGTTTCGGTTTTTGGAAGATATCGCGAATCTGAGTACTGTGTTCGAAACGGCTACTATCGCAATCAATGTAACGTCGATGCCGGTAATTGAGACTACGTTGACGAGTCTCGCAGTCGATGCATATGCCGGTTGTGCGGTTAAAGTCGGCTCGACTGTGTATCGAGTCAGGTATTCTCGGCCTGATCCGATTGTTCCGACGCACGTAGACTTGATGCTCGATGGCGTTATTAC